ACGAATCGGGGATAAGAGCATCTATCCAACTACCCAAGTTTTGGAGAAGAGTACGCCACATATCTTCGAAATAAGTTAACATATTATTCCAGATTCTTTTTATATCCTCCCCGAATGCGTGGGGTCTATCTTGTAACCAGCCAATCCATCGAATTACATTTAAAATAAGTGACCACACAATTAAACATAGTTGGATTACAAAATTATATATAGAAAGTATAAAACCCGTAACAAAAAGTGCAACTGACACAATTAGTGACATAATAAACGCAATAATAACATAAATCGTCTTTAAAATTAACCAGAGAAACCACATAATCTCTTTAAAGAATATAATAAAAAGAGTAACAGCGGCGATAACAAGGAGTATTTTACCAAAAACCACAAATAATACCCCGGCAGTAATAGTAGCTGCCGGAAAAAGAAGTGAAAGACCCTGCACCGCAAATCCTACCAACCCTATAAAAGAAAGAAAAGTACCAACAAGTACGGCAGCCACCGAAAGTGCCGTAAAAGCATAAATAAGGGCTTTACCTGTTCCTGGATTTGCCTCAAACCACGCTGCTACCTTCCCAAGATTATCAGCAAGGTCACTTAAATTATCAACAAGGTCTTCCATCAAAATCTCACTAATGATACCCGTTAGAGTTTCCCAGGTTTGTTTTACACGTAACTCTTGCCTTGCCCAAGTATCCATAACAGTTTCAGCATAGTCTTTTGCAAAGTCACCCGAGGCTTGAATTTCGTCTCGTTGCTCCCTTAGGATTTGTACCCCTTGAACCCACGTATCATTTTGGGCATCATAGTATTTTTGGTTTTGCATCACATCATACCCAACAAGAGCACGTTGACCAAAGATAGCCCGAAGTTCCTGAGCTTCCTTCATCGACATTTCACCCCAGTCCATATAGAAGTTTTCCATTTCACTTGCAGAGGCCCCCCTTGCCGCAAATGCACTTTCCATTTCTTCCATAATATCGAGCATATCACGCATTTTACCTGTACCAGAGTCATATATTTCAACACCAAGACCCTCAATTGCTCTCTGTGCAGCCGCCGAGGGCGCCCTTAATTTGTTAAGCATCATCTTGAGCATTGTACCAGAACGAGATGCACTCAATCCCCGTGTTGTGAGAGTACCAAGGAGTGCAAGCATTGTTGATAGCTCTTGGTTTGCAGCAGCCGCTGATGCACCCATACGACCAAAGGCTTCGTCAAAGTCACCCATTTCAAGTTTGTACATTGTGGTTGCTTTTGCCAGTTGGTCAATAACCATACCCGCTTGCGAGGCTTCAAAATTAAAAGAACGGAAGGCAGAGATAACAGCATCAGCGGCAGTAGCAAGGTCAGACTCCGCAATAATTGCAGCGTGTGTCAGGGGCTCAATCAAACTCATCATTTCTGTGTGTTCAAAACCCGCCCGTGCCATTTTGGTAAAGCCCTGTGCAACCTCCTCGGAGGAGAAACCGTACTGCATTGCAAGTTCTCGGGACCTGTCCTGATACTGCTCCATAAACTCATTTGTTTGACCTAAAATTGCCTGAATATGAGCAAGCTCAGTTTGTAGATTTGTAAACTCCTCTTTACCCCCAAATATAAACTTTAATCCCCCCGCACCGGCAGCAACCAACATCATACCACCAACAAGATGAAATAAAGCCCCCCTAAAAGCAATTGCTGCCGCTGTTCCTGTATTCATAGCAAGAGTAAGTTTGTTAAACGAACCAGCAGCCATAATCAAAGGCATTAAACTCGATGTAAATATCCGAAGAATTACACCTACACCAAATGTTTTAAATCCACTACTTGCCATAATATCCTAACGTTTTTTAAAGGCCTTACCAATACCAGCAGCAACTACATCAATAAGGGTCTCCATAAGTTCTTGTATAAACATCCTCCGTCTTATTCCTTCTTTAAACAAGACAGAGATAGGTATATCATTCATTTTAGAAACAGGGTTTAACTCTGATACGCTTCTTGATAAATCCTCAACAAGCTGGGGTAGTCTATCAATGTGGTGTTCTTTTATTGTTTTGTTTATTTTTATAAAGACGAAAAGAAATCCGGCAATAAGTAAACTTTGTGAAACTAAAATTAGTAATAGTATTTGTTCTACAAAACTCATCCCCAAAAACCCCCGGTCATCAAAAGTAGAGTTTTAACCTTCTCTATATGCTCAACATACTCTTCCGTCGTTCCTGTACTTTTCTGTTCTTTTAATTTATTGGATAGGTGAAAAAATCGGTTACTTCCTCCTGACCGAGATAGTTCAAGGCTGCAAATGCTTCTTGAAGTCTCTTAAAGTCACAAAGAAGAAGTTTATCACTATCCAAATCACTATTAGAAAAACGGACAACTTCTTCGTTATTTGGGTACGCAGGGTTACTGAGTTCATTTATCTCTTCCATTTCACTATCCTGTATGTAGCCCTCAATTACTTCCTCCGTATAAGCCTCTTCTACAATCCCAGCCATACACATAATGAGTAACTGTTTACCAACAACCATCGGGTCATCTTTTGCCTTTTTAACTCTTGGGTCTTTCTGTGCCTTTGCCATATCCCCCGTGGTTGTTTCTGTAATGTATATTGGGTTAAAAAATATAAGTTTATCCTGATACATCGCAGGTAAACCTTTACGCAATTCAATTCTTCCCCAATTTTTTCGTGTCTCTTCTGCACTTACCAACTTTGCCATTTTTGTCTCCTTCGTTCTTGTTTAGATTCCCGCCCCAGATGAGTCAGTAAATGCGTCAAGCATTGCTGAAACGTTATCTGAGTAGTTTGTGTAACTTACTAACTCTCCCGGTCTTATTACTATCTTCTCAATAGCAAGACCGTCTTTCATTGCACTGAAGGGTTTGGGTGTATAATCTACGGGGGTACACTTTTCGTAAACTTCTCTTTTCATTTCCACCTTTTGCCCACTTAATATATTACTTGCAATCCCATTTACTTTATTTGTACCCCGCCCAAAAGCAGGGAGAGCAATTAGTTGAATTATCGTAATTGTCTTTCTATAGTCAAGGTCTCCTTTACTCCAAGTCCTTGCTTGGTGTAACCAAGACTTAAGGTCACTATTCCAAAGAACACCCTTCTCAAGAGTTATTAACCCCGTCTGTGTACTTGTGTACAATCGTGTTATTTCTTTTTGATTACTTTGTTTAATTTTGTATTCGTTTAACCGATGAGTAGGGGGGGTACATTTCTGAAACCCCCCCGTCCCAAGAGCACCATCGAACATACCAATTCCCTCAATTTCAACAATAAAGTTGTAGGAAGTAGGTCTATCTATCCGAATACCTGAGATTTGCTGTAAAGTATCCTTTACCATCCCCAATGCCATCGAAGATGCGACAGACCCCGCTATATCCATACTAACCCTTTACGTCTACGTACTCGTTGAAACTTCAAACCACTCATACTCAAAGGTAAGTTTCTGGACAACTGTAGAGTCTTCACCCATAGCGTCACCTTTACCAATTGAATACTTTACAGGGAAGGCATTATGAAATTTGTATCTCTTGACTTCATTACCAAGGTGGTCAAGGCGTACAATATCCACAGTCTTCCGCTCACCAGTTTCAGCCCAACTACTAATTACATCTTCGTCTGCAAAAACACCACGTTCAAGGTCTATTGATGAGTAGTCACGCATACCACGCTGTTTTGTTGGGTAGTCGGGGTCATCACCCTCACGATATTTGCTTACACCAAATGATTCTTCAGGCTCAGAAAAAGTTGAGAAACCAATCTCTGCCAAACCATCAATTATTACCCAGAACTTTCTTTCCTGAAGTGGGTCAATCCCTGGTCTCTGATTGTGTATTTCAGCCATTCTTTATCACCCCTTTTCTACTGTTGTTCCACTGTGAAGCCACCATCCCACAAACCATATTTGTAGACGATTTCTTCAATCATATCCACAACACAGAAACCGTGTTCTATGTTTAAGGTTGTAGAACTTAGGTTGTTATTTTCCGAATTACAAAGTACATACCAAGGCTGTGCAGTCGGGTCTTGCTTATTCTCAAAACAACCGTTTGAGTGTCTCCGTCTGTCATACTTAGTCATATAAGTATCAATCTTTGACTTCGCATTTGCCCACTGACTTACACTATTCACCTTGAAAGAAAGGTCTCTTTCAAGAGCCCTTATTACTGACATTACTGTTCTTATGATAACACGACGTTTGTGTATAAACTTATGAAGTGAGTCTGTAGTCATAAGCCTTGCACCGTAGGCTGTTATATAACCCATATCACGAATGACGTTAAGGTTAATATTATTTAAGGTAGTACCTTCGGAGTCATCTACATCATATTCAAGTTCAATTACACCAGACATCCGCTCATTCGCAGGGGCTTTGTGTATTCCCTCCGAGCCAGCGCCAACTGCGTCCCAGACACCAGCCATATGACCCGCAAGCGGAACCCATTTGTAGTTTCCAGTAATCGGGTCATCTATCTTACCCCAAGGATAATACATTGCTAAGAACATATTATCAATGTTGGCGGAGGAAAGGGCACTTGCTATTGAAGATGGGGTGTGTCCAAACTCAGCCGAGCAAATATAGATGAGTGTTTCTTTCGCCCCCGCAAAAACACCCATTGACGTATCAAGAGCTATTGTAGCGTCAACACCATTTGCGTCAACTACAACAGGACTCTCTGGAAGCCAGAACTTTTCGGGGGAAAGGAGTGTTGGGATGGCGTTTATTGCATAAACGCCAGTCTTTGAAGATTCATTGCCCTGATAGTCTGCCTTGTCAGGTGTAGCATCTACACCACCGTCAAGGGTAAGTGTGATACCACTAGTACCAACAACACCCATAAACTCAGTACCCGCATCATCGTCACCAACGATTGTAAAGACATCCGCAGTATCCCCCGTAGGGAAGGGAGTTGTAACTTCAAGTTCAGTAGCGTTTGTAATTTCAGCGACTACATAAACACCAACATCAGCACTTGCAACACCACTCTCAATTATGAGAAGGTCTCCTGCTTCAACACCATCTGTCACGAAGTCAGAGAGTACTGAAGTAAATGTAGTATCAAGTGCATTTGAAACCCCGTCAATACCTGTAGCTATTGTTTTGCCAACAGCCGTGTCCATACTTATCCAACGAGACTCTTCACTAAATCTTGTGTCAATGAAGTTTGCGTTTGTCGGAATAGGACTTAAACCAGTATAGGTTTCAAGAGTTCTTGTAACCCCGTCGTTGTCTTCCACTTTAACTGTCGCCTTGAGAGTTGTATCACCAAACTCTTTTTCAATCTCAACATACATATAGTTTCCACGAGACCCCGGGGAAGCTGTTACAGCATTCACGTGTCCATAACGGGCCTCTGTACCGTAGATAGTCCATAGACAATTTGTCTGGTTTACAAAAGTCCCGTCAACTGTAACCTGTGCATTACTATCTACCGAAAGTATTTCATAAGCACCCTCATTCGCTCCGTTATGTATGACAAGATAATCCCCTGGGATTACATAGTCTGTAACGGGTGTAAGAGGGTCAACCGCACTTGTGTCTGTAAAAGTACCCGCTACAGCAATATTCCCTGTACCAGCAAGGAAAGTTTTTGCTTTCGTATCCGTAGCATCAAGTCCAGTACCACCGTAAGAAGCGGTAACTATTGCACTTATACCAGACTGCCCACCCGCAAGATTCGTGTCTGCAAGTACTGCAGGATTTACAAAAGCAGCGCCCGCCCCATCAAGACAGTAAGATTGAATCGGAGAGGTTCCAAGATATGCTGCGGCGTTGATTAAGTTGTTAATCGTCGAAGCAGTAACATTTGCAGCAAAATCGTGCTCAATGGCAAGATGTGTTGCAGAAGTATATGTTGCTGTTGCAGGGTTTCCCCCACCAGCGTCAGCCACACTTATCGTGTAATTATTTCCACCAGTACCCCCGCCATCGTGGTAAATAATTATTGAGTTATCCGCCGCAGGAACAGCTCCCTCAAGTATGTAGTTTGCCTGTCCATTAAGAACAGTAGTACATACCCGAGCCGTCTTCCTCCAAGCATCCGTTAATGCAAGAGAAAGTGTAATATCATAGTCATTTGCAAGAGCAGCCGTTGTAATATTTGTTACGGAAGTATCAACTGTTACACTGATATTTGTACCATCTATTCCGGTTACGTCCGCTTCTACGTAAACAAGGTCGTTTGCCCCAGCACCTGTTGAGAACAGGGCTTTTGAAGTCTCAACCTTTTCATCGTCGCCACCCTTTGCTACCTTCGCATCGTCACTGACAACACGAATCCCCCAAAGATTCCGAAGCCCGTTGTCAAAAGCACCCTTGACAGAATAGCTTGAATACTTATCAGCAATGTGAGTTCCAAACTCCGCTTCGTACTTCGGAACCGAAGTCACAAGGACAGGTTCATTGGGGATACCCCTGTCTGCGTCAACCAACACAGCACTATAATCACTTGCAACGGAGATTATAGGTCTCTGTGTCTGTATTTCTTGTTTTGTTACACCAGGCATTAGTTACCTCCATCTTTCTCTGGTAAATCATCAGTAACTTCTTCTTTATCAATAACGGGCTCCGTTACCAACGGCTCAGAAGTCTTTTTTTCCTTTTTCTTTTTCGCAACCTTCTTCTTAGAAGTCTGTGATTTACGTTTCGGTTTTTTAGCCCCTGTCTTTTTAGTTACAGGTACTGTCTTATTATCAAACTCATAAACCTTGAAAGCAATCGCTTTCCTATTTCTACTCACAGTCAAATGTCCCATATCAATAAACTTTGAAAGTTTCTCATCAATACGGATAGTTTGCCCTGTACTTAAGACCCCTTTTATTTGCTTTTTGATAACATCGGGAGTACCTGGGATGAACTTAATCTTCCAAGGTCCACCACAAATGTTTTTCACTATGATTATCTTTTGCATACTATTCTCCACTTCCAATGTACTTAAACTCTTCTCCGTAAGAATGCCATCTTGTTATTGGAGAACCAATTAACGAATTTGTTGTTTTACTTGTGTAAGTAAATACTTCGTCACGCTCCAAAAAGGAAACTTGGCCACTTACAGGAAAATCCTTTGTCCCTTCAGTTACATATACTATAGTATCACCAATATTTACTGAAAAAGCAAGAGTACCTTTTATGTTATCGTACTTATAAGAATCGGAATCTGAAAGCCGAGTATACCCGATTGGATTTTGTGGGTCAATCAAACGTCTCGTTTTGTATTTTAGGTGGTCAATATTTACAATAGCATCCACTGGGAAGCCCTGTACCCTCACCCCTGAAACTTCGTGGAGGTCAAATGGAACACCCCAATAAAGTGGGACTTTTGTATAAACAAGATTATCTGGGTTTTCTGGGACACTTAATTCAACAACTTCATCCCGACAACGAGTAAAAAATGTTGAAAGAATAATATCATTATCTGGATTTTTTGTCATTATTGTAAACGAGAACTTTAACTTAATAGGAACTGGGGCTTGAAACTGTTTGACTTGGAGTGCTTCCTCATCATAATCTTTGTAGATATTTAATTGCTGTTGTACGAAAGCAAAGTGGTCAAAGTGAGGGTCTACAAGAATAATTGCGGGATATGACAATGACTCAATTGCAGGGTTGTCCCCTCTAAAGAAAAAGTTTGTAGTTTCCCCAGTAGCAGTCACTGGTAATATTTCTGAAATAGTATTGCCAAGTACCTTTGTTGTAGCGAGTGCAATATTCATCTTCTGTTCAAGCATATTAAATTATCCTAATCATAACCAAGAAAGCTCATATATAATTCTATCACCAATTTTTTCAAAGTATTCTACAAGCCACTCAAGAAATGGCCCCCTTACAAAATTTCTTTTTGGTCCACCCACCCCGGTAACAGACCACAAAGCAATATCAACTGTTCTTTGTGCTGTTGGAGGGGGGAGTCCATACTTTTCAGCGAAAAGAACTCCAGCGGGGCTTATCGGGTGCATTCCCGCATCCGTGGGAACCCCTACAAAAATCTCTGAAAAAGCGGCATACCCAGAAGCTGATGTCGGACTTGGGACTGTACCCCCGTCACTTACCTTTTTACGCCATATTTTACCTTGAAGTGTCCCTGTTTCAAGCAAAGGGGTGCTACTACCTTTGAACTCAATCGTTTTGGGGGAGTTTGCGGCAAGCCCGTATTTTTGACTAATAATTCCTACCCGCATAAGAACAATAAGCCTCCACGCATCTTGCATTGATTCTTCTGTAATTTGATTTGGTAGAAGGGAAATCTTCATCATAGCCCGCTCTATTACAAACCAGTCACCTCTGATAAAAAGTTGTCCCATTGGTTTTGGAATATTAAACTTCAAGGTATGTATCCTCCTCAAACTCGGTGTAGGTTTCAAGAATAGAACCTGCACCCATATTCTCTTCCGCTGACGGTGACTCTGTACTTAAAACAGTACCCGTTATTACCTTATCAAAACAAACTTCTCTGAACAACCAATTACCAGAACTCTTCAAATAACATACAGGCTTAACCTCCGTAATGTTATAGTAAGAATCACCAAGGTCTGTAAACTTTATACGAAACTTTACCCATTCGTCTTCTTCGGGGAGTATGCCAAGAGTATTTGCGTCTTCTGTCCGAATATAGACGTACCCAAGACTTTTGGGGATACCCACACCCTCAAGAAAAGCAAGCTTCTCTTTTGAATAGAAGTAGACCTGTGCATCAATTTCTTGTAAAAGTTCATAAGCACTATCTTCATCTTCAAGTCGGTTTCTATAATCGTGGAGTTCGGCAGAGGTACTAATCTTGTAAATCTCAATTGGTTTACTATTTAAAGCAGGGCGTAACATTAGACACTCGTTCCTGTTATAAGATTATTCCCTCTCCGATACATTAACAAAACTTTGTCAATTTCTGCAATACCTGTCGGACCATTTGTTGCAGGATTTGCACTTAATTCATAGAAATAAGTATCTGTTTTCTCTTTAATAAGTCTGTGATTCTGTGTATTTCCCTCGTAACCAGCACTTCCCACGAGGGGTTTAAGAGCAATGTTAACCAATATTTTCATTGCGGCCTCTACAAGAGCCCGGGGTGTGGAACCATCTTGCTCCACAAACCCCCAGGTCCCCGTAACTACAATATTTTGGAAGTCATCTGTAAATGTACCTGAATATTTTATCTTTGGGGAAAGTCGGTCGTCTGGGTAATATCTGTTGTACGTATACAAGGAAGACGCAATAAGAGTCGCACCCCCCATTGTAACACTTGAGAGGGATATAATAGGTAACGGCAGGTATAGTGTGTTTGTCCCACTCCCGTCAAGGGTTATTGACATTTCCCTTTCTTCAAAGAATTGACCACAGAAGAGTTCTATAAAGTCCCAAACTCTTTGTTCCCCCTCAATAAGGTCTTCGTATGGAAAGAGGGCCTCGTCCTCCAGTCCCCGAGCCCTTAATTCACTAATATCAAATACATTCATTATACCTTATTCCTTATAATCAGAAAGTACGTCTTCTATCTTATCCGCAAGAGACTTTCTCTCTCTTGGGTCATCCTCGATAAGTTCCCGAACAATTTTCTTTTTTAAGTCAAGGGATAGTTTTGAAGATTCTAAAAATATGTTTATCTTGTACTGGATTTCTGTTATAGAAGCATCAAGCCACTCCTCGGAGAAAAATATTTTCTTATCCCTTTTTATATCTTTCTCAAGTTTTTTCTTTGTCTTAATTGCTTCCTTTGCAGTAGAAACCTCAGCCTCGGCTTTTCTCTCTTTATCAGACTTACTAAACTGAAAAGGGGGAAGGTTCCCCCGCTTTTTATCCTTAACAATATCAGTAAGTTTTTCCTTCTTTAAGACTTTTTTGCCCTTTTTACCTGCGGTATGTAGTCTAAGTAAACATCTGTGTTCTTTTGTACAGAGGCGTTCCATCCAACTCAAATCTTCAAGAGTACCCGGGTAAGTTGCCTTACCACGAGAAAATACATAGAGTATTCCACTGGGGGCTTTCTTTGAGATACTTTTTGCTTTCGTTGTTGTAAATGCTCTTTCTTCTTTCATTATAACCCTTTCTGGTTCGTGGGGGAGTCAGAAAGACTCCCCCATTATTTATTTCAGTAACTAACTAAAGATATTATATGTAGGTGTTAAGTATAATATCGTCAACTCTAACGATTGCGTCAGGGTCTCTAAGAAGAGCGGCAAGCTCTGTATAGATTGTTAGTCCCCAAAGGTCTGTCCGAGGTTCAAACTCCCAATAGATTCTCATCTGATTAAGAAGACCAACCCAGAAGTTCTTCGGGTCAATAAGCCACATATACGTGCCACGAGGTACTGTGTTCGCTCCGGCATCCTCACCTGTAACAACAGCAACAGTAAACCCGACAACAGTATACATATCGTTTGCAACAGCCTGGATATCAAGCTCGGAGGCAGCCCCCGTCGTTGAGGAGGTCAAACGAAGCCGTCCAAGCTGGTCAACGTCAGCTACAGCAGCATCGCCGTTTGCGACAAAGAGAGCATTAAGCGCTGAAGCAAGTTCAACTGCACGATAAAGACCAACCGGAAGTACTGAATGGGCATCAACACCAGCATTGTCGATATCAATGTTGAGTACGTTGTTTGTAGCATCAAGTAGGTAAGGTCCTGCGTTTGTAGCGGTTACAACTGCGGAAGTTGCAACACTAACAGTAGCATCAAGGTCAGTCTGGATTTCGTCGCACAACTCAACAGGAACACCCATCGGGGTTGTAGAGTTTCCACCAAGAACTCTTGCATCGTTATTCGCAAGAGTAAGGGCGTTTGCTGTGATATCCCAGTCGTTGAACAGGCGACTATGTCCCACCCAACGGAGAGACTTACGAAGCTTACGTCTCTTCGAATCAGGGAACTTGTTGAAGGCAGCGGCAAACACACTAAGGTCAATGTCAGCACCATCAGCGTCAATCAAATGCCCGCTGTCAGACTGTACATAAAAACCGTCAAAAGCAGCGAGTAGACCGGCTCCGGTCGTATCACCCTGGACACAAAGAAGTCCGAGGTCATTACCCATTGCCTCAATTACCATATCGGTAATAGTATCTTCAAACCCTTCTTTTTCAAGGTTTTTGATAAGAAAGTCATTTGTAATATTGATAGTAGCGTGAACTTTTGTAGTCTCGTAAGTATCCTGTCCAATAAGAGCAATTGCGCTCTCTCCGGCGTCTTGCCCCTCTGTACTAACTTCAGTAACATTTCCGGAAATATAGATGGAGTCTATATTACCACGATGATTGTCAACAACATTAACATCAGCAATCTGCATAATGTCGCTAGACCCACGGATGTACTGTACGAACTTCTCTTCCTGTTCCGGAGAAAGCTCACCACCCGTTGTGAAAGCTGAAGTTTCAAGAGCCTTTAGCTTCATTCCTATTTCTTCACTCAAAAGTTTCGGCATATTTTACCAAACCTTTCTGTTATTTGTACCAAAGACTCTTGCGGGTCTCAGGTTTGTTTATTATTTTCAACTCTTCTTCACCAGCTTCTCTATCAATAGATTTGCTTGTTCCGTGAGTCGCTTCAAGCACATTAAGTCTTTCAACGGCTTCTTCGTAGTTTGAAGTCATTTTCTCTTCAAACTCAATGAGCCCTTGGATGACTCCCTTTATAATTTCTACTTCAGAACGGAGAACTTCAAGAGGGTCTTCCTCATCTTCTTTTTCAACTTCTGTTTCGTCGTCTTCATCAAAGACCTGCTCTTCATCTTCTTTTTCAACTTCCTCAGAAACCTCTTCTTCGTCAACCAGTTCTTCGGCCTCAGAAATACTTTCGTCTTCTTCTGTCTTCTCAATTTCACCTTCTTCAGGAGCGTCTGAAGCAAGGACTTCTATTTCTTCTTCAGTAAACTCGTCACCAACAGCCTCCACTTCAACGCTCTCATCTGATTTCTCAGTAATTTCGTCTTCAAGGACTGGGGCTGTTTCGTTTTCCATTTTTTCACTCATCTGCGAAACCTCCATTTCAACCTTGGAAATACTTTTTTCCAATTTATTTAAGATTCTTTTGAACCAAGAATCTTCTTCTCTCTCTACAAAATCTTCGACAATCTGTGATTTAAGCTCAGGGGCTTCTTCATCAAGCTGTCCGTAATGTGTAACAAAATGATTGTACACACCCTTTTTATCAGCATCAGGAATGTCAACACCGTCACGAGCCCCGTTAAGTGCAGCCATTGCCGCATAAAGTCCTTCGGGGACAAGAACAAGTTCGCCATTCTCAATAGTATGGTGCGGTAATTTGTAACTACCAAGATTCTCAGGCTCTGCATCATCAAACCAAGCAAATCCTTTAGAATACTTCTCAAAGTCAATAGTGCCCTCTTCGTCAGAAGCCCATTCCTTTAACTTGCTTTCAGCATCAGACCCATCCCAACCTTCTGCATCAGAAATACTTGCACCGTGGGGTGGGACAGCCCCCTTCTTGACAGGGGAAGTAGCAAATAACTTATTCTGGAAATCTGTATTTAGAGAACTCTTGACAACGGCAGACAAAAATGCTGTATTTGAATTAGCAGCCCAACCAGGGAGCGTAGTTGCAATGTGCTCCAATATGAACCTGTTAATTCGCCCAACGATTATCATTTCTTCTTCACCATCAGCATTGGTTTCAAGTCTTTCTTCAAACTCAAAAGCACCCTCGTCAGAGTCCCAGTCAACCCAACCACCGACAGAGAGTTGTTTGTCCACGATACCCTCTTTAATATCATTGTACAACTCATTTGCAGCAGGATACTCTTCTTTCAGGGCGATGTCAACGTGGTATTCGATATTACCTGATTTTGAGTTACGCTCAAGCCAAGCATCTTCAGCCCAACCAATTGCAAAAGTAGAGTTGTGTGTCTCTCGAAGTTCAACAACCCCTTCATTCTTTTTGGTATCCTTCCGCATCTTACTGTAAGTAACCATATCTTCAAGAGCGGACTCCGCAAAATACTCTTCATATGAGTCAATAGAATTGTCAGACGCAATTGCCACAACGTGTGGTCTACCCTTTGTACCGTCCCTTGTCACCTCACGGTAAGCCCGTGTAATTTGTACGGGAAATTCACAATACTTTCTTGGCATAAATGACTCCTTTGTTTCGTTAATTATTCAGCCCAGTAAATTGAGACTGAACCGGGGCCTGCCCCCGGGTTTTTTGCTTTATAAAGAACCCGATAAACCCCGTCAACCGTGATAGGTAAATTTATTGCGTAATTACCTGTAGTATCTAATTGGATTATAGTATCTTCGAAATCGTAAGTCCCCGCTGTCAAAAGAAGACCTGCAACAAACCAATCAGGGGTTGAATGACCAGGTTTGTACTCTATTTTAAGTTGGAGATTGGCTTCAGTCCCCGCTGTGTACTTGACCAAAAGAACAGAAGGTTTCCCACCATCTTTGTCGTGTGCAGCCCCAGACTTTGCCCAGCTTCCGTCAAGTGTCTTGTCTACACATAGTATTGTTTGTTCGAATGACATTTACCACCTCAATTGAAAAATGATATAGTTTTTGACCGCTTCAATTCTATATACTATAAAAAGATAATGACCTGCACAAAATACAAGGACTGGGGGGTTTTTATAAAACCTACTACCCTGGAACCCCTAATAAAGTGCTCACGGGGGCGAAGCCCCCGCTGCGAAGCAGCTTGCTTTCCCCAGTAAGTAATTTCCTATAATAATATATATAATCAAATAAGAACAGTCCTGTTCTACGAACAGTCCTGTTCTATGCAGTCCTAATCGATGTAAAAGCGATAAGCCCAATGTTAGTCAAATGTAAAGGGTACTCTGTGGGAGTACCCTTCATACAGTTAGTCCTGTTCTACTCAGTCCCCGAAGGTCTATGCGATTAGTATAATCAATAAGCACACCGAATATACATCAACTATTCTAAACGAGTCTCTGATTATTTATTACTGGGGGGTTGACAATTCCCCGTTTCAGATGTATATTCATACGTGCCGTGGAAAACTCAAAGAAAATTTGTATATAGAAGTAAAGAGCAGTAACGTGAAATTCAATCAAAGAAAGGAAAATGATTATGGTTGAACTATCCAAAGAGTTTGAAGCACAAAAACAGGAGATACAACTGGATAGGGATAGAGAAATCCCCCCGATAGTCCAGTTTGATGGTGTACAAGTATGTTCCGCTGCATCTGGTTGGGGAAAGTCCCGTGAGATTCAGATACAGGACGAGTTAACTGGTCTACTTGAGGCTATAACTATACGTTATCGTACCAAATTTGACCTTTATGTCTCCGATTCCAAGTATTATCTCCACAAATTAGGTGAGTCCGAGTATTCAGAAGAGGAGACATTCTACTCGGTAATCTCTTTTGCCAGTCCAGGTGACTTTTCCAAGATACTTTCCGACCCTAACCGAAGGGAAATCCGACCTTCCAAGCCTATCATCACACTTATTCAAGACGCAAGTAAATCAAAGGTTCTCTCCCCTACCGAACAGGAAAAGTGGACCGCAATCTTTGTATCAAAGGAGTAGCAAATGAAAGTAAAATTGACCGCAAAACTCGCCCCGAAGTCTGACGACGGTAATGAGTGGCGTTATATCTACCGTGACTGGGCAAGGTCAACACTTACCTCCGCAAACGAAGGCGATACTATTCCTTCCGATGCACACTTCATCCAGTACGCCAATGAGAAATTCTGGTTTATCATACCCATTGCGCCACCAAGACAGATTTCCACCATTGATTCACAAGTCCACGAAATCCTCCAGTCGCCTTTCTTCCAAACCGCCCTGTCTAATAAGCTTACTATTGAGTCCAACAACGAGCGTAATCTACCTTTTGATGCCCCTAAAATTGCCAATACTATTGAATCCTTTTTATATGATTTTGTGTGTCGTGCAATTCTCAAATCTGTCGAAGAACACGCGTGGTACTTCGCTCACCGTGAGTTTAAGTTCAACTTCACCGAAATCCCCACCGATGAGACCACGACGATAAATCTTAGTGTAGAAATTACTACTCGCCAGTAGCCCAAACGAAAGGAATAAAATGAATAACAAAATTCAAACTGTAATCGCAGATACTTCTAAATTCCTGCACCACTACTTCCTGAACAACTGCCCTCAGAAACACTTCAGTATCTATAAAGGTAGACTCGGCACTTCCTTACTGCCTGATACCAATGACCCCGTTTACATACAAACCATTACCGTCTCTGTACCAAACTCCCTCAACACCCCTGACTTTCTCACCGAACTCACTAACTACTATACAGAGAACTTTCCGAAGTCCATCGACGATACTTTACTCGCTATCGACCTCGTCTTCACGGAAGTTCCCTATGTATGAAGATACTTACACTCGAAAAAGCCAGTATCACAGGGTGTCTACTCGACGGGTTTGCCTGTCGGACTTCTGATTGCCCGTCTTTCTACCCAGTCGCCGAAGTCCTCAATACCCCCATCTTCGGTTGTAGCCTTGACAAGTTTAAAACCTTTAAGTTCGACTCACTCCCCACCACTACCTTTGTACCCCCTAGTTTTCTTGAAGAATTCCCCGGTGACGTTGGTGAACCCTTGCCTGAAACCCCCCCTACTAATTTCGGAACCTTTAATATGCAAATCCTAAAAAGAAAGAAGGAAAATAATGATGATTGACCTTACTATGCAGATAATTGTACTGCTCGCTAAAATCGCTTCAACCATCTATGCCCTCGGAGGCGTCTCTATATTGTTTACTGTTTTTAAGACTAATAAATTACCCCCCGACGGGTTTAAACAAACAGACGAAGGTAAACGTGTTTCTACCTTCCCCCAGTATGCCCTTATCCCTATACTCTTCGGACAAATCGTTGCCACCATCCTGCTGTGGACCTCTGTGTAATGAGTAATAGTAAAATTACATACAGCCAACCCAAACAACGATAGTCCCTTCCCCTCCGCCCCGTCTACAGGGATATTATCCGCGATTATGATAACCTTAACGAATATAATAGACCCTACCTGTTAGGTAACCAGGGGGGGTTCCGGGGGTTGTTGTCGTGAGTAGAACACCAGGGGGTTGCCGGGAAATTGCTTAAAACCCCCGTGATTTTTTGTGGTGCTTCTTCGGGTTTTGTACCACGTCTTCTGTGGATAGTAAATCGAACTTTTCCTTTTTGGGGTAGACTGTGCCCAGGACAGGTCTGTACTCAGGACAGGTCTGTGAAAAAAAAGTCAAAAAAAGTCGAAATTTAGGTCCGTGAGGTGACGTGGGGTAATTAAAAACCCCTCCTCTCTCTCCCTCGTGTGATTTCAAGGTAACCTGTTTTTGCGTTAACAGATTTCAGTAAACATTGAGAATTGTGGCGAGTAAACGCCTTAAAGCAATTTCTAAGCGTCAAGAAATTGACGAGATATGTCAAGCAGGGACAGGGACAGGGACA